CTTTAATGTAATATTTAAAAGTAGTACCTAAACCTAAATACTTAGATCCTCCTAAAGAAGTCCAAGCGTGTAAAGCTCTAGCAGTTCCTAGATAAGTATTTGAACTATCTTTAGCCCAGCCTCCAAATTTTTCTGGCCTACCTTTTCTAAAACGTACAAGATTTACGTCAAACCAACCGCCCGTATTATCGTATTCGGTTCCTTCTCTGTTTATACCTGGTTTAAATAAAATCTTGTTAAGAGGCATTTTTTATACATGCTCCCAATCTTTACCTTCAAACAATAAAGCTTCTGCTTCTCTTCGTCTAATCAATCCTTCTTTTACAACACCTGAAGCTTTATTCCAACGTTTAATTTGTGCTGGTACATCCTCGTATTCACCTTTATTTAAAACTTTAAGCATAGTTGATGAGTTTAAATTGCTTGGCCCTAAGTTGTAAGTCCAAGATACTAAAGAATCAAATTGATGTTGGCTTAAAGGCATTTCTACTGCCTTGTGGACATGATCCTCGTATTCTACAATTTCTTCTTCAAGCCATTTATCTGCTTGTTCTTGAGTACAAGTATCTTCCATCTTCACATCTTTAGTTCTGCCCCAAGCTATTGTAGGAACATTGGCTGCACACAAATACGCTTCTAACTTACAACCTTCAAAAGATTTAATTAAAGATAAACCTTCTTTTGATATATTCATTTTAGTAATCTCCCCATACTTTTGCTTTTTTACCGCCTTGATATTCAACTGCGTGTCCTTCGTCAATAAGCATTTGGCAAATATCTTTACCATCTTCTGTATAAGGGATGCCAAGTATTCTGCCATATTTACCTTTTCCTAATGATTTTATTTTAAATTTACCAGAACAAATTTCTTTTAATCTTTCTTTTGCAGCTAGACCAAGTTTTTTTTCTGCTAAATCTCTTGTCCTGGATTCTGGAGTATCAATGCCTGCAAGTCTTACGCGTTGTTTGTGAAGTTTTACATCAAATCCTAGGTCTAACGAACAGTCGAAAGTATCACCGTCGACTATTCGTTCCAAAGTAGCATTATATACAAACGCGTCTGGTGCCTTAGCCATTATTTATCTTTGGCCTTAAGTACGTTTAAAGCTAATAAATCTATAAATTTATATAGTTTACCAATCCAAACGTCGTCTTTTGGGGTAGACGTGACCGCTGCTATAATCGAACTAGCAGTTACAATTGCAGTTACCCACATTACCGTATTGCTTATAAAATCCATATTATCCTCCCTTGAATATTAATGGTCTTTTGATTTTAACAGATTAATTATCTTTTTTGCCAACTGTTACTTTCCTATAATAGACAACAACCTCTTTAAGCTCGTTAATATAACGTTTTAGCTCTTGCATGTTGTAAGACATAAGCTCGTAATCAGGTACAGACATAGCAACAAATACTATTTGTCCTTGATCTTTTTCTATTTGAATTAAAAAATCTTCTATATTTTTATCTGACACTACATACCAGTAGGGATCTTTTAGATCTATTTCTCTAGGCATTATAGGTTGCACTATAGTCTTTTCTATAGGTTTAGATATAACCTCTACTTGTTGTTTACTGGGTATTAGGCTGCAACTGGACGCCATTATCAAGGCTGTCAATATTACGGCTGTCTTCTTCAATGCTATCAAATACATCTTTAGTTCCTTTATTTATTCTTGGTTCTATTAAACCAGGTTTAGCTGCTGCTAATTTAGTTAAGTTATGTCTTTTAAATATGTCAAGGTACCTTGACATCTCTTTCTCTATTTCTTGATTTCGTGATTGTATTTGTAACAATCCTTCTGTTTGCATGACAAAATCATTCTGTAATGACTCTATTGCTAATTTTTGTTCTTGGTTTCTTAATTCAAACGCTTGATTTAATGCAGAAAGTTTAGAGTTCTCATTCCATAGTAAATAAGTGGATAATCCCATAACTACTATAATTCCTATTAATACTTTACTCATATGTATAAATTTTTAAAGCTTTTGCCTTACCTTTGACTTTTAAGTCTTTTAAAGATTTTAACTTAAAATTACAACTTTTGGCAGTTTCTTCTCCTATAAGAACATCAACACCAGCATCCTTGGTGCCAGATTCAAGTCTAGCAGCTACATTAACGCAATCACCAATAGCTGTGTAATCAAATCTAGTATCTGAACCCATGTTGCCTATAACAGCAAAACCAGTGTTTACTCCAACGCCTATTTCTATTCCTAAACCAGATAGTTTTACTTTGTCTTGTATTTCTTTAGCACAAAGTATTGCAGCTTCTTCATGTTTATGTAAATCTATGGGAGCATTAAATATGGCCATCATTGCATCACCAATATATTTATCTACCATTCCGTCATAAAATTTTACGGCATTTGCTTGAATGGTCAAAACCTTGTTCATAATTTCAGTGACTTCTTCAGGTTCTAATTTTTCTGACAAAGAAGTAAAACCTCTGACATCTGTAAATAAAAAAGTACACCTTCTTCTTTCGCCACCAAGTTTTAACAACTCTGGATTGTCCTGCAATCTTTTAACTTGTCTTGGATCTAAGTAATGTTCAAACTGTTTTTTAATCTGTTGACGTAATTTAAACTGTTTTCTAAAGTTTAAATAGAAAGCAATAGCACCAGTTATGAATTGTGATACAAAAGTCCATGAAAAATCTATTAAATAACCCTTTTGAATGCTTACAGCTCCAGACAGAGCCGTAGTAAAGAGTAAAATTATAGCTAGACTTACGCCCTTGGTTATACCTAGATAATTTATTACAAGCCACGTCAAGGACACAAATATTCCAAAAATTAAAATTTCCAAAGCTAAAGCAAAATCTGAAATATATGGAGAGTTTTGTACAAGAATAGACTCAGATAATGCCGCTTGTATTTTGTGTGGTTCTAATAAACCAACTGGTGTTGCAAGTTGAGGCATGACTCCGTTAGCAGTAACTCCAACAAAAACAAACTTACCTGCAACATTCATTTCTTTTAAATCAGTTTGTGGTGTATCTACCCAACTGATCCATTTGCGGCCAAGACTATCTACCTTGACAGGTGGTATACCTTTTACTGATATTTCTTCTATACCATTATCATTAGTTTTTATAATGTAAGTCTTAGCACCTGTTAATGTTTTTAATACTTCTGTACCAAACGAGCTTGCATATCCATCTGGAGTTTTAACAAGTAAAGGTATTCTTCTTACTAGCTGATCTATATCAACAGGAGCAGTAGATATTCCTTGTGCTGCAGACTCTCTAAGAGATGGGATATTTTCTACTACTCCAGGTGATACATAACCTTGAACTTCTTTGCCTAGTATTACGGTGCCAGTAGTTTGTGGATATTTACCATTAGGTGACTCAAAGACAGATAAGACTGATGGTGCATAAGATAGTGTTTGTGCAAAAACTTCATCTCCACCCATTCTATCTGCTTGTGGAAATGACATAACCCAACCAACTCCTATAGCTCCTTCATTAATTAAGTCTACTTGTAACTGTGCTAGTCTTCTTCTTGGAAAAGGCCAGCCACCTTCATTAGCAACATCTTCTTCGGTTATGTTAAGTATAACAAAATTACCACTTGGCTCTGGTGTTGTTACAAAAGCATCAAAGATTTTTAGTTTAAGTATCTCTGTAGGTGTAGATTGAAATACTAAAGGTAAGCTTAGTATTATAAGTATAGGTAATAAAAGTTTATTCATTAATTCTTTTTTTTGCTATATCAAAATATTCTTTTATTGCTTCAAATCCTATAAAATTTCTGTTGCTATTTACTGCAACATAGCCTGTAGTTCCTGATCCCATATAAGGATCTAATACTGTTTTTGCATCAGGAAATACTGCAAGCATATCTGCAACAAATTGTTCTGGAAAAGCTCTTGTATGCGAGCCACGAGTTCCAACAGGCTTCCACTCTGTCCAATCAAAAACATCGTGTTTATTAATTGTATTAATAAGTTTTGTTTTAGGGCTTTTAGTTAGCCAGTAAATTCTTTCTGTCCAAGGATAAAATCTTATTTTATCAAAATTTTGGCTTCTATTTATCCATACTAATTCTTGTTTTATAACAAAATTACTTTTAAATAACCATTCATAAGGAGATATTTGAATACCTTTTTTAATTCTATTTTTATGATTATAAATCATACTTCCATTTTCTTTTAAAACTCTAAAACATTCATTTAAAAGTTTTATTTGTGTTTCTTGGTATTCTTTTTCAGGCAGGTTATCGTTATATGCTTGATGTCTTTTGTTACCAGTATGATGGCTGTTGCCTAAATTGTAAGGTGGGGATGTAATAATAAGATCTATAGATGAGTCATTTATTTTTTTAAAAGAATTAAAACAATCATCTAAATATAGTTTATTCATTAATCACTTTGAGTGATAGTAATAACACTGTCGCTCCCTCCATTTACCTTGATAACATTTGATATGCCATCTTGTATAAAGATAACAGTATAAGATGTACTACCATCTAAGTCTAATTGCACAGACTCGTTTACTTGTCTGCGTAGGCTAATAACATTACCTGTAATGATTGTGGTTATTTGAGTATCGGGATCTCTACCTAGTAAAGTACCACTGATCTGAGTGCTGGTCGCTTGTGCAAGTGCATCCTCATCTTCTGCTATGGCTAATGCATCTAATACATTGAGCAAGTCTTCTAAGTAGTTTACATCAAGATAATTTATATCTAGTTCGTTGTATTCTAAATCGTCACCTGCTAAAAAATCTTCAGCTAGATAATCTATATCAAGATCATTAAAGTCAAGGATGTTAGCTTTCTTGGTTGTTACTTGTTCTTGTATTACCACCTCTTCTTTGGGCGGTGTAACAATAAGCATGTTATCAATCATATCTAAGGTAAGGTCTAGTATTACTGGGTTGCTAGGACTAGATTCAAATACAGATACAGTTGTAGCTTGAAATGGTTTGTTTAATGTAACAGTTCCCATGCCAGTAGTTACTAGTATCTCACCACTAGATAGACCTAATGCATCTGGTAAAAGAATAATAAGAGATTTACCAAGCTCATCTATGGTCACAGTAAAGTCTGTGCCTCTAATAGCTATGTTAGCTGTAGGTGTTTTAAGATCTATGTTCTGTTTATCTATACGGTTTAGATTGCCAGTAATAAAGCGTGCTGTCCCAAGACCAAAGGTAAGAGCCATTTTAGATTTGCTTGGATCAGGGTCATAAATATATTCATCTATTGTTAGTTGCGAGTGTTCAGTTAATTTTACTACAGAGTCATCAAGAAACTTGATTGCCATTCTACCATCTTTAGTAATAGCTTCGTCATTGCTTTGTATAGCAAATGAAATGTTAGCTTCGTAGGGTTTGTCTCTTACTATTTGTGCTGAACCATTGAGTTCAGATATATCGCCAATATCAGCAGCTTGTGCTTGTACCTTGGTCGTTTTGGATAACGCAAACAGTAGAACTAGCGTTCCCGCCAACCGATAAAATTTTAAGCCAGTCATTGTCTTGGGTACTCAGT